CGCTAATGGTATAGTTGTTAATCATTTCTTGTATCTCCTCCAGAGGTCTATTCTCAAAGAAGTCGTGGTATTGATTCAAAGCAAACATTACCTTCTCCTCTCCCTTGTTGAAGAACTCCTCACTAACAGAGTAGACACCTACATCACACGAGAGTTTGTCTATGACCAAGAACTTAAACTTGGTATAGTCTACATTGAATAGTCGGCAGTATAGATACACCTGTACATCGTAGGAGTATTTGTGTCTTGCGGAATACACAAAGTTGCGTAGGTCACTTGTAGTCTTGAGGTCAATTATAGTACCATCGTTCTTTATGATGTCAGCCTTACCTCTAAAGGGATAACCCTCTACATAGTCTACGGCAGGTACTTCAAAGGTAGAGTCTCGTAGTAGCTCTACTGCTTGGTGATTCTTGAACAGGGCTTCAGTCATACGCTCTGCAAGTTTACGCTCCTTTGTGGTGTAGAGTAAGTGGTTGGGGTGGATTGCTTTCGCATCTTTCCACTTCTTGGCATTCTTACTCGCTACATCTATGAAGGTCATCTCATCAATCTTGTGAGGCTCTAATACCATTGTATGTATTAGTCTACCATCTCGTAGAGCTTGACTGTTGGTCTCCTCCCCGTACTGCATTAGATTGTAGTAGGTTCTTGGAGAGTCCAGAAGTTTCTTTAGGTTAGATGAACTGAACGCTACCTTACCGAGATAGCCATAGTAGAAGTCATCTTCAATAGCTTGTTGTACAAGCCATTCTTGAGAGTGCTGCTCACCATTGAGCATTGTGATTTGTTTTGACATAGTGGTTTTATTTATCGGGTTAATCCCATTGCTTGAATAAAGCGTTGACCCTTATCATAGTCAATGCCTTTTATAAGTCGGTAGATAAAGGCGGATGCTCTCTTAACGGATTCCATCTCTGCCTTGCTTGTGTCACTTCCTGTATTTGCATACATCTGGGCATCTATGTGTAAGAGTTTATCAATCGTCTCTTTGTCGCTTAACGCTTCCTCAAAGACAATCTGTGCCTTATAAATAGCTTGGGTGTGTGTCATCATTTTTGATAGTCTATTTGTCGTGTGATTATTTCTTCTTCGTCATCGCATTCGCAACTCTCCTTCTCACAATCGTGGCAACAGTTACATACCCAACTATCGTCACAATACTCATAGCAGATGTCACATTGCCTTGCTTGGTCTTCTTGGTACGAAGCCAACTCTCTATCCAAGTAGTACATTATATTCTCTCTATTAGTTCGTAGATAAACAAAAAGAATGCAATGCCTATTGATGAGGCAATGAATAGAGTGCCTCCGTAGAGGAGGTCTTGCTTGAGGGTGTATACTTTCTTTGACATAATAAGGTGTTTTAGTTTATGCTAATATACACATAATTCTTAACAACCTACATTACAACACAATTTTATTTATAAAAAAAGGTTGGGTAACTAATTGATGTAGTGGTGGTATCCAGCCTAATGCGTTGTCATCACCTGTAGCAGAGTTACCTACTGTCTTGTAAGTAACCTGCTCCAAATGGCTTAACATACCCTTCCTCTCAAATACAAAGGCGGTATTGGATTCATCTCTTTTTAAGATGTAGATGTAGTACATAGCCTTACTCGCTTTGATGCCACTATCCTCATCTTTGTTTGTGTTCTTGAACTCTATGTATAGATTTGGCTCTTCTGGTGTTCCTCGTCTATTAGCCCACCAATAAGCCTTACTATCATACTTCACCTCAAAGGTTAGTTCTTCTTTTTTGTAGATGCTCTTCACATCCCAATCATAGAACTTCTTCTTTGGCGCACGGATAATATCGGTGTGTCCTCGTTTCTTGATGTAATCACACCAAAGGTCTTCACCAATATCTCCTTTAACGAAGCTCATTAAGGTCTGTGTCTTTTAGTTTCTTGTCCCCATCATAGAATGAGAATCTATTATGTGTGTACTCTACACGAAAGCCTCCGTAGTTGCCACTAACATCAAACTTGTACTCGTCTGTGTCGTGTACAGTTGTGATGCCTTCAGCCTCTTTATACTCCTTCACCTTATGACCTTGAGTCCAAAGCCATACAAGAAGCAACTTACTTACTTTCGTATTCTCCATACACCTTGCTTAAATCGTCTATGTGTCTCTTCCATTCTTTAGGATTACAAGTACAAGGGATATAGAATTTATGTTGGAATACTCTGGAGTGTATTCTTGATAGTGCCTCGTGATAACGAGGTCTCAACTCTCTACCATTGAACTCCTTGAAGAACTCTTTGAGAGTTGTATACTCTCCCTCTTCTAAACATAGGGGTTGAGTCTTCTTTGGGAACAACTTATTGAGTTTCTCCTTACGAGCATCACACCCACAATCAATTCCCGTGATTTCAGCAAAGGTGTCTACTACTTTCTTGATTCCTGTAGCCTTTGTGAATTTTTCAATGTCATCTCCTAAACCTTTAGATGCGCTCGGCTTCACCGTTTTGGAGGTCTTCGTAGTCTTCTTGGATTTTTTCTCGGACATACTCTTTAGATTTTTTTAATGTATCAAAAATTGAGAAAAGGCTAATGCCTGTTTCTTTTTCTATATCTCTCATAGACATACCTGTAGTGTGGTATATCTCAAACATCTTTTGGTCATACCAATGTTGGCCTTCCATAATCTCCCAGACCTTGTCTATGATTTTCTCAAAGCCTTCAGCCTCAACCATATCGTACTCTTCCTCTGCAATATCGTAATCTACCATATCACCCGTGTACACCATCAAGTCTTTCTTGTTCTGGAACTGCCTTGTCATATTGCGAAGGGTAACCCATACAAACAATTTGTTAGGTTGACCCTTGTACATAATGCGCTCTGGGTCGCTAACATACTTATTGAGTCGTATGTACATCTCTTGGACAATGTCTTCAGCATAGTCTCCTGCACCAAACTTATGAGCCATCTTTAGCCATTCAGTATGATATCCCGCAAGAAGGTCTAATACTGTAGTCATCGTTCAGTTGCCCAAGTTAATACAATAGCAAAAACCCCGAAGCACAACTGCAAGGAGTGGTACTTGGGGTCTTCAAAGTCTTCATTCATCTCGGAGTTCCAATAGTTGACACCTATTAGAAGTCCTGCAAGGGGAGCTATGTCAATCGCAAAGTTCATATTCTTTTCGTAATTGCTTGATTTCTTGCTCCATAATATACAACTTTTCACGAGTTGTTGACAACTCCTCACGAGTTTTTTGTAAACGCTCCGTGAGTAGGGCATTCTGCTTGGTCAGTCCCCAATCTATTCCCTCCTCTTGTGAGCCTCGTAGCTTGTCCATAATCGCACAACATTCGTTGAAGAACCTCATATAGTTTCTATCAAACTTTAAGTTCATATCGTGTCCTTTGGTTGCGTGTATTACAACTGCGTGGTTCTTCTGTACCACTTTCGCAATCTCAAGCGTTGTGTACAAATCCCGTGCCGCTACCATAAAAGCAAACCTTGCCATTACATTGCGCTGCTCTCTGGTCTTTGTAATCTTATGGTGCGTTGTGTAGTTGTCGTATTCTTCTTGTAACTGTAGTACGGTTGCTCTCATTTGAGGTGTTCGTTAAGGTTATCAAATCGCTCTTCGTAAGCGTTAATCTTTCTTGTAAGGTTGCGTATCGTTAGCTTGAGGTCAGCGTTCTTTGCTTCAGCCTCCCATACCATCTGCTGCACATCCTCTACCATACCTATGGAGGCATCTATAGCAGAGTAGATACTAATGAGGTCAATGAATATATCCATCTCATACTCATTGCTTGTGTCTTGAGGTTTAAGAGCATTGGCAATCTGCATTAGGTCTTGATTCTTTTGTCTTAACCATAAGAGGGCTATACTCTTACTACCCCCTCTTACCCATCTGTAATCTTCTTCTTTTAGTTCATCCATCTTAAAAAGGCATTTTGGATTGTTCTTTTTCTTTCTTTCCTATCAAGTTCTCTCCGTGAATCTCAAAACCTACATTGTTAGGTATGCTCCTAAATCTTACAGGCTCATCTAATGGAGTTGGTCTACCACCTGTCTCCACCTCTTTCACCTTGCGTATGTGTATTTGGTTATACATCCATTCAGTAGGGTGGGAAATATAACGATGAATCACGACAAAATCATCGGCCCTATTGACCCACTTACCGCCCGACTCAATATCTGCTGCGCTTGGTGGTATAGGGTGACCTGCATACTCGTGTCCCGCAGGGTGTTTCATACGCAATGCAGATGTTACTGCGTGAGCATTCAACCAGATACTCACATCGTGTTGCTTTGCCCATTGTCTAAAGTGGGTACTAACTTCGTAATCATATTCGTGACCACCAAGTGTTTTGAACATATCTTTGTCCTTCACTAAAGAATTGTAAGGGTCAATCAAGAAACCATCAAATCCCTCTTCGTGGTAGATGTCTGTAGCCTCCTCAATTAAATCCTTGTAGGTGTACATCTTCTTATCACTATCAATTATAATGAAGTAGCGTTGTACTAAATCAAGAGCCATTTGGAACTCGTCTTCATCTATCTTATTTATGGGTTTACCCAAGAAGAACTCGGAGAGCTTCTTTGCGATAGATACAGGTGTGTTCTCGGAACTGAATACAAGCCACTTAACATCGTTGACTATGGTCTGCAATAACATTAGGTACAACATCACGGAGGTCTTACCAACATTTGCGTGTCCTA